TTTGTCTTGGCTGATGGAGAACGCATTACTCCTGTTGATATGATTGCAATTCCAGCCTATCAGTATTCGGCAATGCTCCAGGGCAGAGAACCCACATTTCAGATATTCATTAAGGAAGGCGAATTAATCGCTCCTGTGAAGCCTACTGACTTTGTAGAGGCTCAGGAGATAGTAGGAGCCGTCAAAGGGGCGCAAATGGCCCCTAAACGCAAATTAAACGCCTGGCAACGATACCTCAAGCAAAAGAAGAATCACATTAAGTACAAATCAGGAAAGAAGAAGGGGCAACTCAACCTCAAGGCTATGTCTAAAGCATTCAAGCGGGGGCGCAAGTAATGCCTATCCTAACCATTCGTGAGACACTAACGGGCACATTGAAACCGGATTTACCAGGACAAGCATGTTCGGGTCTAGTGCAGAAAAGGATTAACTTGCCCGAAGGAAAAGCGTTCAAGGTCCTGGCTATCCAGGGCTTTGATGATAACTTAGACATCCAGGGCACTAACACGCCCGAAAATACAACCGTGTCTAGGGAGATTTATGTTACTCCTTTCCCAATAGTACCAACTTCTATGCCCTGGGGTTTTACCCTCGGCATGAGGGGAGCATCAACGGCTACCGGCCTGGGTATGCTTGCAGGCGATAACGCCTGCTTGTACAAGCGCCTCGACGCCACCGGTCAAAAATACGATACCATCGACATAGACGAAAGGAAGCGGTTCACAGAGGAATTCCCTAATCCTCAAGTCGCCACAACTAACCCGTTCACTTGGTACACTAACCACATTTACCTCACATACAAAAAGAACTTTTCAGAATTTGCTAATGATGAAGATGTTTCCTTCTCATTTTACATCCAGGTAGAGGTCAAGAATGTTTCAAATCTGACTTCTGCCATGGGATGCTACAAAGAAAAACTCGAAGCACAGTGCAGAACGCTTCAAAGTACGCTCAACACCATCGACCCTGCTTCTTCTGCAGCCGGTCGTTCAATTCCTTCCTGGACCTTTGGAGGAATTAGGCCTGAGATAATGGTGACTTCAGCAAATGCTTTGAGATATTTTAACCGACTAGCGTCTAGGTCTTATCAGGAGATGGACCCAATAACAGGATTCAGAACTAGATTCAAGGAAGCAACAACCATGGTAAATTATGATGCAGCCTTTGGTGATACCACATCTGGGATTCCTGATTGGATAACTTTGATGGATGTTGCAGGCGTTACATCGGGACCAATTCGACCATATCCGCCACCGGCTAAGTACAGCGGTAACGGAAACACAGTGATGTATGACAGTGATGGTATGCCGGCTTCGATTGTAACATAAAGTGTCCTAGCTTGATCTTACGTCGTCAATTTATGATAACATAGATATGCTTTCGCTTCCAGGCTCTCGAACATGCCAAGAGCAAAAATCCCCTATCCTGAACTTGAAAAGGCTCTCAGGAAGAAATACCCGTCTCCATTGTATGCGAATGTCACTTTGAAAAAACCCAGGAGAGACAACAATATCAGAGCGCCTACTACAATTTACGATAGAAGCCAAGGCAATTATGCCAGGATTGGATATAGAGTCCAAGTCGAATTAGAACAGTTTGCTGGAATTGAAACCTCATTCAGAGCCAAATATGCGACCGTTTACAAAAGAAGGTCGTTTGAAGATGTTCTATTCGTCTAATTCTTCGTTCCATTTAGGACAAATCCACCGAGAATGGCACCACCAGCACATAATCTCGAATTCGACTAACAAACATCCACAAAGGCATCTATCTTCATCAAAACAGGGTTCCTTGATTCCCGAAGGACCAATCACTTGTTCAACTCCTGGAGCAATAGGACTTTGATGTGTTCAGGAATGTCGTCACGGCTCAATAATACGGCCATCAAATTCCTCGAAGGGAAGTCTGTAATGTCGAAGGCTTCTTTGTCTGCGAGATATGCGCGCAGTGCCCTTTCTACGACCCTGGACCTAGTGCCCTTGGTTTTTCCTTTCAACTGTGATGCTACATCGACCGAAATATTGGCCGAAATTATGGTTTTGAATCCTCCCATGATGGTACCCATTTCGGCTGTTAATAAATAATTAACTCAGATTAAGACCCAGGAGGTGTGGATTCGTGTGACTGCGTCCCACATCCACTGCCTCAACGGTGTAGATGTTCAAGTATACGGTAGGGTTTGGTTTATAGAATGGGTAGTATCAAAAGTAAACTACATGACCAAAAACAGTGGAGATGTAATTTTGAGAGATAGAATGGAGTTTGACTTAACTCCTGACGGTGACCCTTTGGGCTCCGGCAACCGAACAACAGTGTACGGGCGAATTGATTTGTCCGGCTACATATCTGTAACAGAAAACAAAGGACTAGCAGTCAAAGCCGTCTATTTTCATGTTAGAGACCAGGGTTCAACAGCCCTAGAATACACAGGAATATGGGACCCTGTTGCAGACCTAAAAAGTGACGAAAACGGCCACACTGCCGGATTGAAAATCTACATGACAACCAGGGCATACGAAAACGCAAAGGATGTGGGAATTGCATCCCCTGATGTCCTGTGCATTCAAGAGTATTCAAGCACAACTTCTCCAGGGGGAACCAATGCGACACCTCTTGCGACTTCATACATTGTGACCGACCGATGGTTTGGCCCTGAGGACTTACATCCTGAAGGTTACACTGTTGTGTCTGATTTGCTTGTAGGTGTTGCTTGTGACAATTGGCTTCGCAACGATGGAGACACATTAGAACTTGATATTCTGCTTATTGCAGAACCCGTCAAAGTCACCAAAGATAGAATGAACGAAATGCTGGCCCAGGCTCAAGATTTGTAATCATAGATTGTCAAAGCTAGATCTTACGTCGTCAATTTATGATATCATAGAGATGCAATCAGAACCAGGGAGCGGTTGAAAATGGTAAAAGGAAAGGTAGTGAGGAAAGGTGTCAAAGCAGCAATCGACAGAGCCGGAGGAAAAGCCAAACTTGGCGCTGGCGCTGTCCTTGCTGAGAAAGCGGTCGACGCCATCGACAACCCGTATGTATCTGCTGCTGAAGGTGCTATTATTGGCGCTGCTGTTACAGGTGGGAGTCCTATTGGGGCTCTTGCCGGCGGACTTATCGGTTTTGTCTTGGCTGATGGAGAACGCATTACTCCTGTTGATATGAT